GGATTAATATTTATTTCGTTTGTTAATCCCCCTATATTTTCTCCTGTTTCAAAATCAGAGTATTCATGTATACTATTTAATAAATTATTATTAAGATCATATATATGAACTTCTACAAAATCTTCAGCTCTACCGAATTTTCTATCAACGGATATAGATTTTAAATCATCTATATTTTTGATATCCACTCTAGTGGTATTATTTTCAGCAATTGTCTTAGCCATTTATATTATCTTTGTTTTAATATTGAAATTTCTTGTTCTTTAACTTTATTATCAGCTTCTAAAATATTTTTTTCTGATTCTAAAGTTGCTGTTCTTTGTTCTAAAGATTGTATATTATTTCTTAAGTCTCTAATAATTTTATCTGAAGATAATTCCGCATCTTTTAAATATTCTCCACTTCTATTAAATAAAATAGTGTGGGATAAAGTTCCTGTTTGTGGGATTTGAAAAAATAATTTGTTGTATATTTCAAAAAAATTTGTTAATGAAACATTATCAACTGATGATTTTAATTCATTAAAAGACCTGTCTATTAGTTTATCGGCTTCTGTTATTTCATATGCCTTTTTAGTTAATTTCATTATCTTACTATTTTAAAGAAATAATCTTCGTCATAAATATTAATTCCATCATTATTATCAACTCTAAACATTAACTTATAATAACGTTCAGGTTGAAATCCTTCCATCCATAAATCAAAATACATTCCATCACTATTAGCACTTAATTTTGTATATTCTGTGTCAAAAGGAATTATTACTTCGTCCGTTTCTACATCACGTACACTGTAGTAACTTGTTTCGGGTAAATATTGTACATTTAAAAAATTTGAACTTGTTACAAATGTTCTATCTGGGTATCTTTTTCTTGTTGTTAACCTAAAACGTTGTTTTGATTTTCTTTGAAATTCAGATTTATTATTATATAATGATAAAAATATGTCTCCACTAGTTAAAGTAGTTCCACTATGAGAGTAAGATGAATCATCCCATTTAAAAGTTAATTTAGGAGGATAAACTGTATGTGTGTTAGTTGAAAAATAACTTAATTCACCATAACTTAAACTGTCTTCTTCTACACTTGAAGGTTTTTTAATTATAAAACCATTATTAGTTATAGCATCAGGATAAACTGCACTGGTATAAAAACTTGAAGAGAATTTTTGGATTATAGAAGTAACATCTATATCTAAATCTAAATTATCATTTTCAAAAAAAATATTTTCACCTCTAAAATCACTACCTATGTACCAAGCTCCTCCCCCTGCTTGAAAGGTATATGATCCTGTTGCTTGTGAATTAAAATTTGTAGTATCCCATAAAGATGATGTTAATTCTGTTCTATGAACCCATGTTGCCCCATTTGCCGCTTGAAGACTACCTGAAGCTATAAAAGGTGGATTTGATTCATATCTATGTGTTCCCTCATTAAAAGACTGTGATAAAGGAAAAGCTTCAATTACATGACTATTTGCTAGTTGTTTATGTTCAGTAGAATATAAATTTAAACATATTTTTAAATTGTTAGGTGTTACTTCTTTTGCTACACCTGATAATTTATTTTCTATAACATCTTTTATATCTATATTTTTAAACTTCATTAATATACGAGAAGTAAAATATGTTTCTCCTGTGTTTGATTTTTCTTCAACTAATTCAAGAATTTCATCACGACCTGTATTCATATTAGTTCGATCGGGATGACTATATATAGTAGTGTCTTTTTCGGGAAAAATTGAGTAATATGCCATTTTAATATTGTTTTATTTTACCTTTAATATCCGTATCTGGATATTTTAATTCAAAAATACTTGGATCTAAAGAAGGATAAATTATACCATTTTTATTAGCTGTTTTAAAATCATATCTAAATCTAGAATATCCTTTTTCTTGACCCGCTAAATTATTAAACACAACATTTATTACTGATTGTACTCCTTTTACATTTGCTATTAAATTAATAACTTCTGATTCTATAATTGGTTGATTTATTTCCCATTTATCTACATTAAAATAACTTTTTAATTCAGATATACAATCTAATAAAACTTGTTGATTATTATTATTTCTAAAAGTTGTAATTTCAAAATCAATTCCAAAATTAATAATAAAAGCATCCATTATATTAATAGAATCTGTTAGTGGTTTATAATAATTAAGATAAGTTATTAAATTAGTTTTAGTAGCTTTATTACATGTAGTAAAGTATTTATTTCTATCATATCCCAAAATATATAAGTTTGAAGATATTTGAGATGATTCCGTGTTTGTATTAGGTGTTTCTATGTCTGTAGATTTTACTATATATGCTTTAGCTACACTACCATATAAAGAAGGCATAGATAATGTTCTCACAATATAATCTTCTTTAGTTACTGTTCTTTGTTGGGCTGCGAAAGAAGCGGCTGTGTTAAGTTTTAAATCTTCAACAGTATCACCTGCTCCCCCACCTGTTGATGCTTCTGGGTTGTTACATGCTAATGATTCTTTAACAAAAGAAATTAAACTACCATCTAAATTAGGTTTATTAGAAATATTAGTTTCTTTAATTTTTGTTATAGTATTAGAAGGAACATTAGAATTTAATCCACCCCCTACTAAATAATTAACTGTTAAAGTTGTATTTGATGGTACTTTACCATATGTTTCTGTATATAAAAAGTTTGATGGGTCTATAGATTGGTCTAACTTACTTCTTCCATCTCTACCACCTAAACCTATATTATCTGGTATTGGAACTATTTGTTCATCTGTTTTGTCTGAACTTCCCCCACCAAATTGTATTTCTAATACCCCATTAGACGTAAATCTAGTTACAAATCTTCTAGGTACTCTTTTTAATTTTAATAAATAAGGTGTTTCATCATAAAATTCATATAATGTAGGACTAGTACCTTGTATATTTGATATATTTTCAAAAACAGTATCTTGGGCTAAATAAGGGACTTCTGTGTATTCATTTCCATTTGAATCTACTATAGATTCTATTGATATAATATTACTATCTATTAAGTTTAAAATTAAAAATCTTTCTAAATTTCCTATTTCAAATGTTGTAGATTTTCTATTAGCAGATATTGCTTTTACTGATTTTTTTAATAAATAATATTCAGGATCATTTCCATCTAAAGAATAAACACTAACGTCTGTTGGGTTAAAAGAAGATGAATTACTAAAAACTACTGGGTTTTGTAATAAAAATTCTGTGCCATTCGAAGCTTCAAATACTGAAGGTTGGTTTATTGTTAATGAATAATCAAAATCTGGTATTTTATTACCTGTACTTCCTTTTGCTGGTATTAATTGAAATAAATCTATATCCGTAACTGATGTTGATGTTACTTTTGGTCTATAACCTAAGGTATATGCTAAATGGAATAAATTAGTTCTTTCTTGGGCAGTGTCTAAAAATGTTTCTTGTAATTGAGTGTCTACATAGTAAGATAAAACATCACCAACATAAGCAGCCATTTCCATAAACATTAAACCTGGAGATCCTTCTGTAAAATCATTAAAAGTATCAGGATAATATGTTCTAGTAAATTCAACTAGATCAGATCTAAAAGAATTAAAATCTTTATTAAGATATTTTATATCTTTAATAGGTGTTGTATTTGATATTTTATTATAAGCCATGTTTTTTTATTTAATATCCTCCTCCCGCACTAGGTGAAGGTGTTGAAGAATTACTTAAATTATTATCTTGTGTAAAATTAATTTGTATAGCGTCTTCTTCTCCATTGTTTATTAATCTATAAAATATACCTACATATAATTCATGACTATCAGGTGATTTATCTACAGTTACATTTACTAATTCAATTTGAGGAATATAAAGTTTTATTTGGTTATTAATTTTTTCTTTTAATGATTCCTCATCTGTAAAATTTTCAAAAAGATACTCTCTTAATCCTACACCAAAATTAGGTTTAAATACTCTTTCTCCTGGTTCTGTTAATATTATATTTAATAGATTACTTTTTACTTGCTCAGCTGTTTCATAAGTAGAAAAGAATACACCTTCAGCGTTAAAAGGAAATCTAACACCAATTGCTCTCCTATTATTTACATCTATAGGATTTATTCTTATATAATCTCTTACGTTTGCCATTTACTAGTTTCCTTTTTTCTTATTAATTGCATTCATTAAACCACTATAATCTCTTGTTACTGCTTTTGCTACTGAGTCAGGCATACCTGCTGTATTTATTGGTAAAGGATTACCTGTTGCAAAAGGTTGTGATAAACTTACAGGTGAATTTCCTGAATTTAAATTTGTATCTCCTGCTGCTGTTTCATTTAGTAAATCATTTAACATACTATCTCCTACAAATTGTTGTTTTTTGATAGGTTTTTTACCCATTATTTTTTCTTTTAAAGATGATTGAGGTACTTTAGGTACTTCAACTAATCTTTCAGTATGTTCTGTGATTGTTGGTTTTAATCCATCACGTAAATCTTCTTTAAGTGATTTGATTTCTCTGCGTAACGCATAATCGATTTCTTCTCTAACTACTTTTCTAATTAGATTTTCAAAAGTTTTTGCTTTCATGTTAATAATTAATGTTTGTTAATAAATATAAATTTTTTAAGCTCTATAACGCTTATATCCTATCATTTCAAAATCTAAATTATATAATTTTTCTATATATTCAATTTGATTAGTTTCTGTTAGTTCATTTATTATATCATCATATAATTTATCTAAGTCTATTGAAAAATTATTTGGGTCTAAAGCTGGTTTATTAGTTAATGGTAAAGTTCCATTATTATATAATTCATTTGTTATTTGGGGGTGAATTTCAGTTAAATCTCCTAATAAAGGATGATTATTAAAATCTTTTCCTGAAGAAGGATTTAAATCTGATTGTGTTATAGGATTTCCTATTTGTGTATCTCCTATTATAAGTGGATCTGATAAATTTAATCCTGTAATTTGTGAATTTATAGAACTGTTATTAAAGTTTGATGTAGAATTATTATTAGGATTAGTTGTAGTGTTATTTGTGTTTAAAGAATTATCTTGTGGGAATTTATCTTTATTAGGTATATTTGAATTTCCTAAATTATTAAAAGCATCCTTAATAGTTTGAGAAAAATCTTGTTCTGTAAATCCTGGGTATCCTATTTCTGCTAAAAATTCTTCTGGGCTAGTTGCTTTTGAATTTTCTTTAGCACTAGCTGTCGAATTATTTTTTCCAAATAATAGTAACATTAATAATTCCATTAGTTGTTTTAAAAATTTAATAAATGCTATAATAGCTAAAATAGCGCCTACTACTTTTAATATAGTAGAAATTAAATTCATTATTTTTTCTAAACCATCTTTTAAAAATTTTCCAACATTTTTAGCTTTTTGTTCCATATTAGCTTTAAACCCGTCAGCTTCTTCTCTTGCTTTTTTAGCTGCTTGTGTTACTCCACTATTAGCTTTATTACCAGGACCTGGGTGAGAAGGAAATGTAGGTTTCATACTATTAGTTTGAGCTTCTAAAGATTTAGCTGATGATTCTTTTTGTGCTGCTTCTCCCTTTATTTTACCATCTTGAACTATTGATTTAGTAGCATCTTTTAAAACATCTTTTCCTTCTTCTGATACTTTAAGTACTTCTTTTTGAATATTTAAAACTCTTTTTTGTGATTCAGCTATTTGGGCCTTAAAAAATTTAAAAGCAGCTATTTTTAATGCTATTTCTCCTAAACTACTATTAGTTACAGCTCCTAAAGCTGCTCCTGCTACTGCTCCTTTTATTAAGTTATCAGCTTGTCCTTGTAACCCACCTAAAATACTACCTGCTTTATCTTTTACGGTGTTTTGGATTTTAGATGCTATTTCATTTCTTTTTTGTCTTAATTCTCTTTTTCTTTCTTCTTCTTGTATTTGTTTTTCAGTTAAACCCTCAGTGTCTACTGGTTTTTCTATAGGTACATCAGTAGGTATTATCTCTACTTTAGGTATATCAACTGTTGGGATAGGAATATTAGATACTAAATCTTGTGTAGGGTCAAAATCTTTTAGAAAATTAGAAGGAACATTATTTCCTGGTTTAAATACATTTTGTAAAGTAATAGGATTAGGTAGTATACCTTTTAAATCAGATATCCCCTCTTTAAAGGGAACTTGTCCATTAGGTAATTTTCCTGAAACACTACTAATAGTATTTTTTATTTGGTTAGTTATTTGTGATTGTGCGTTTAATGTTGACATTTTATTGTTTTATAAATACGTGTCTACTAATTATATCTTTTATCATTTTTCTAATTTCTCCTACACTATTAGCTTCAGGTTCTCCTTTACTATCATACCAATCTTTCCTAATTGTTTCAAAAGTTTCACCTTTTGGTGTTGTAGGATGGCCATTATCACCAATATGACTATAATCATCACTTAAAATATCTAATAATTGTTTAAAGATATCTAATATTTTATTTAATGTTTCTTGTGTTTTTAACCCTAATACAGCATTTTGGGTTGGATAATTTTTAGGTCTACCTTCAACAGTATCCATACCAATAAATATATTAGGTGAATTTAACATAATATAATTTTGAGTATTAGTATGTTGGTCTACTTTTGGAAATAATGTATTTAAATGTATACTGCCATTTGAACTAAAAGAAATAAAATTATGTGAAAACATATGTATATCTCCTCCTTCAAATGTATTAGCAGCATCTTTACTTTCTTCTGATCTTTGTTTTCGAGCATTAAAAATAATTCTGTCTGCATTTAATAATACTTGTTTACCTTGATAATCATTAGGGTATACAGGTGTTAGTATAGGATTTTTACCACTGTCTTGAATACTAGCTAATTCATCAGTGATGTTAAGTAAATTTTTTATTTCTCCTTTTAATTCTGCCATTTTAACTTATTGATTTAACCTTAAATGCATAATATACTTCTAATTCTCCGTCAACCTGGTATCTTGTTGGTGTTTGTGTTTGAAAATTGTCACCAAATTCAACATTTACATTTGTATTCCCTATTTCTAAATATACTTTTGACAATGCGTCTTGTCTTGCTAAACTTTCAGCTATGCTAAATTCTTTATCTTTTCCTGTACCATTATAATATTTTCCTATAATATTAACATAAGGTCCTTTTTCTTCTTTTTCATTTCCTACTCCCCCATTTAAAACTGCCTCTCTAAACATTTTACTGTCCATTTGACTTATTACTGTTTTAGCACGTTTTATATTTTCTTCATATCCACCAGAGGATGGTTTATCAATAAATACAATACCTTGCGTATGTTTTGCTGTTATTTGTAAACGAGGTCCTACTTGTTTACCAAAGAAAAATATTACTCTTTTTTCACCATCTGATAATTTTATAATTGATGATAAAGGACCATAAGTTCCATCACTTCTTAAAATTTCTATTTTACCCTCTCTTGCCCCCCCTGTTATTCTATAAGTAGGTAAGGCTATAGCTTCTTGAGTGTTTTCTTTCTCATTAAATCCTGCTTCTTCTTCAGATATTGTTTCTGTTGATTCTGATGATTCTGTAGAAGTAGATTCTGTGGGGGTAGATTCTGTGGGTGGTGGAGTACTTTCTTTAACTTCAACTTCTTCAGCTACCATAAAATCAACTGGTGAATCTAAAAACTTTTTAGCTTCTTCATTATCATTTTGAGGTATAATAGCATTTAAACCAAATGAATACCAACACTCAGGAGCTGCTATTGCAAAATTATCTATTTTTTGGTTACTTGTTAAATATATAGATGATGGATCTGTATTTATATTTTCAAGTGTATGTACCCAACCTTGATTGTCTAAATTTACTGCTTGTCCATTTCTAATAATAGTAATAGGATCTCCTACTTCTCCTTTAGCACCATTAGACCAATTATTTTTTTGTTCTTTAGGTAT